AAAGATGGTGGAAGAAGTGCAATCCAGATTAATATCACTGGGGTTGGAACTACAACAATTACTGATGGCAGTGAAGAGAGCCAGCCTATCGAAGGCGAACTCGCTGATTGACGAAGCAGAAGAACAATCTGCTCTTTTCTTTGAGTACTTAAGAGATAAAACTAATTGAGATATTTTACCGTATCTGAATTTGACTGTCAACACACAGGTGAGAACCACATGGAGCCTGAGTTCATGGAAATGGTAGATGAACTTAGGGATCGTTGTGGTTTTCCTTTTGTTATCACTAGTGGCTACAGGTCACCCCAGCACCCAATAGAAGCAAAAAAGGATGTACCCGGAACTCACGCGCAAGGCATAGCGGCAGACATAAAAATAACTAACTCTGCTCAACGGTACACGATAATAAGAGAGGCTTTAGCTATGGGTTTCGCTGGGATTGGCGTTGCTAGTGACTTTATTCACGTAGATACACGGGGTTCTGCTCCGGTAATTTGGACTTACTCGTAACAGGAGAAACAACTAAATGAAATACCTATTAGCCTCTCTTTTATTTTTTTCATCCACAATGTTTGGTCAGACAATTATAGATTATCCTGACGGTTCAACTTACACTCTTGAAGATAACGAAAGTGTTTTTGTTTCTAATCAAGCAGTGTATACCAAAACCACTTACAAAACAGGAGGTGTGCATTTTCGTCCTTTAGAAGCTAACACAGACCGTGACTTTGTTCCTTCAGCTACAACTGGTATGGAACCCGGTTCTGCTGAGTGGTGTGAAGTATATGTTCCTTACACTCAAGGTTACAGTTTTAATGACCAAATTTGGGAACGAGCTTGTAAGGACAAGGATTGACGGTATTTTCGTTAGCTTGTCTAATGTTATTGCCTATAGTAACTGGAGCGTTAACTTTTTACTTGAGTTATAAACTTTGTGACTGACTTAAACGTACAGCTACTACCGTGGCAACAAGAAGTCTACTCTGATCCTACTAGGTTCAAAGTAGTAGCAGCAGGGCGTCGGACAGGGAAGTCTCGCCTAGCTGCTTGGATGTTGATTATCAACGCCCTACAGTCCGATAGAGGACACGTTTTTTACGTTGCGCCCACACAAGGACAAGCCCGTGATATCATGTGGCAAACCCTTATGGAGCTAGGACACCCTGTGATTGCAGGATCACATATTAACAATCTGCAGATCAGGCTGGTCAACGGGGCCACGATTAGTCTTAAAGGAGCCGACAGGCCAGAGACAATGCGTGGTGTGTCCTTGAAGTTTCTCGTGATGGACGAGTACGCAGATATGAAACCTGATGTATGGGAGCAAATCCTCCGTCCAGCACTAGCTGACCAAAAAGGATCAGCGTTGTTCATAGGTACGCCTATGGGCAGAAACCACTTTTACGAGTTGTACAAGTACGCAGAGTTAGGTGACGATGAGACTTACAGGGGCTGGCATTTCACCAGCTACGACAACCCAATATTGGACCCCTCTGAAATCGACATGGCGAAAAAATCAATGTCGAGTTATGCCTTCAGACAAGAGTTCATGGCCTCATTTGAAGCCAGAGGCTCAGAAATGTTTAAGGAAGATTGGGTCAACTTTGGAGAAGAGCCAGAAGAAGGAGACTACTACATCGCTGTTGACTTGGCTGGCTTTGAGGACGTAAACAAAAAACGAACCAAGAATACAAAACTAGATGAAACCGCAATTGCTGTCGTTAAAGTTGGTACTGATGGTTGGTACGTTGATAACATTATACATGGGCGGTGGGAGCTTAACGAGACTGCCGCCAAGATATTTCAAGCCGTTAGAGACTACAGACCCATTAGCGTTGGTATTGAACGAGGAATCGCAAAGCAAGCCGTAATGAGTCCTCTTACAGACTTAATGAAACGGCATGGGCAATTTTTTAGAGTAGAAGAACTAACCCACGGTAACAAGAAAAAAACCGATAGGGTAATGTGGGCGCTACAAGGGCGTTTTGAAAACGGATACGTAACTTTAAAAAAAGGAGAATGGAACAGTAGATTCTTGGATCAACTTTTTCAGTTTCCTGATTCATTAACTCACGATGATTTAATTGACGCACTGGCGTACATAGATCAGTTAGCTAAAGTAGCGTATAGTTATGACTTTGAGATTGATGACCACGAAATACTAGATGTAGTAGCAGGATATTAATATGAGTTTGTTTTGGAAAGAGTTTACAAAAAATATAAACTCATCTAAAGTTTTTAGACCGTTCAATACCTACGGAATATACGCAATCAGTGCTGTAGTGTTTTTTACACTAGGGTACTCTATTGCTGTACTTTAAGGAAAACAAAATGGCAGACGAAATCTATAGTCCAGACCCTCTTATGATTCAAGAGTCTCTGGAAGAGTGGGTAATGACAAAGTGTGAAAACTGGCGTGATTACTACGAATCAAATTATGAAGATAGGTTTGACGAGTACTATCGTTTGTGGCGTGGTCAATGGGACCCTTCAGATTCACAACGAAACTCAGAACGCTCTCGTATTATTTCACCTGCTCTTCAACAAGCTGTTGAGTCTAACGTTGCAGAACTAGAAGAAGCTACGTTTGGTCGTGGAAAGTTTTTTGATATTGTAGATGATTTTAATGATGCACAAAAACAAGATATATTGTATCTTAGAAAAAAACTTACTGAAGATTTTGAATCTTGTAAAGTTCGTAAAGCAGTAGCAGAGTGTCTTATTAATGCAGCAGTGTTTGGTACTGGCGTAGGCGAAGTTGTTTTAGAAGAAGTAAAAGAAATGGCTCCTGCTACTGAACCACTTATGGGCGGTGATCTTCAAGCTGTAGGGGTAAACATTACTGATCGCGTTGTTGTAAAACTTAAACCAGTACTGCCTCAAAACTTTTTAATTGATCCTGTTGCTACTTCAATTGAAGACGCATACGGTGTTGCTATTGATGAGTTTGTAAGTAAACATAATGTTGAGTTGTTGCAAGAACAAGGAATATATCGAAAAGGTTTTATTGAGTCTGCTGCTGCAGATACTGATTTAGAGCCTGATCAAGATCTAACTATTTACAACGACGATAAAGTTCGTCTTACTAAATATTATGGTCTTGTGCCTCGTGAACTTTTAGAAGAAGAAGTAGACGATATAGAAGATGATTCTATGTACGTTGAAGCTATTGTTGTTATTGCTAACGGCGGGACACTTTTAAAAGCTGAAGTTAATCCTTATATGATGAATGACCGTCCTGTTGTTGCGTTTCCTTGGGACGTAGTACCCGGACGTTTCTGGGGTCGTGGTGTTTGTGAAAAAGGTTATAACAGCCAAAAGGCGCTTGATACAGAACTACGAGCGCGTATTGATGCCCTGAGTCTTACAATACATCCAATGCTTGCTATTGATGCTACACGCCTTCCTAGAGGGGCTAGACCAGAAGTCCGCCCCGGTAAAATGATTCTTACTAACGGAGATCCTCGTGAAGTATTACAACCGTTTAACTTTGGGCAAGTTGGTCAGATTACTTTTGCACAAGCTGCGTCGCTTCAACAAATGGTACAGCAAGCTACAGGAGCCGTTGACTCCGCTGGTATTGCTGGACAGGTTAACGGAGAAGCCACGGCTGCTGGTATAAGTATGTCACTAGGCGCTATTATCAAGCGTCATAAGCGTACTCTTATTAACTTCCAGCAATCTTTTCTTTTACCTTTTGTAACTAAAGCTGCACATCGTTATATGCAGTTTGATCCTGAAAACTATCCGGTAGCTGACTACAAATTTATTCCTACTAGTACTCTTGGTATTATTGCTCGTGAGTACGAGGTTACTCAGTTGGTTCAACTTTTACAGACTATGAAACAAGACAGTCCATTGTACCCTGTGTTGATTCAAAGCATTATTGACAACATGAATCTTAGTAACCGTGAGGAGCTTATTGCGGCAATGCAACAGGCTTCACAACCTAATCCACAGGCACAACAAATGGCTCAATTGGCACAGCAAGCACAGCTTGAGTTCCAGCAGAGTCAAACTGCTGCGTTGGCTGCACAGGCTGCTGAGTCGCAAGCTAGAGCCGCTAAGTATACTATGGAAACTCAACTTGCACCTGAAGAACTTCAGATTGAAAAAATTGAAGCTGTTACTCGTAATTTAAAAGAAGGTGATCAAGAAGACAAAGAGTTTGAGCGCAGACTTAAAGTTGCTGATAGACTTTTAAAAGAAAGCCAAGTAAAGGATAAACCTACTAATGTTAATGACACAAACCGAACTCAACAATCTGTTCAGTCAAGTGAACCAAGCATTCAAAGAACAGAAGGACAAAATCAACGAATTGCAAATTCAATTGAACAGTTTAGAGGATAAAATCAATGCCCAAGAAAAAAGATCCAAAACTGGCACGAGCGGGAGTAAGCGGGTACAACAAACCAAAGAGAACTCCTAGTCATCCTACTAAAAAATTTATTGTTGTAGCAAAAGAAGGTGATAAAACTAAAACAATACGTTTTGGTGACGCTAAAATGAAAATTAAAAAAGATCAACCAGCGCGGCGAAAGTCTTTTAGAGCTAGGCATAAGTGTGATACAAACCCTCCAAGTAAGTTAACCGCAAGATATTGGTCTTGCAAAAAGTGGTGATAATATGAAAGTTCCTGCTCCAAAAGGTTACCATTGGATGAAAAGTGGTAATAGCTATAAATTAATGAAAAATCCTGCAGGTGGGTACAAACCTCATAAAGGTGCGTCTAAATCTGCAAACTTTGAAGTTCAAAAAACCCACAAAGGTAAATAAGGAGATAGTAATGCCCGGATATATGTACACAAAACCTAAAAAAAAGAAAAAAAAGAAGCCAGTTAAAAAGTAATGGCTAAGAAAAAGAAAAAAGCAAACGATGCGTGTGCGAAAAAGGTTAAAGCACGTTACAAAGTGTGGCCTTCTGCGTATGCGTCTGGTGCCGTAGCTAAGTGCCGAAAGGTAGGCGCTAAAAACTGGGGTAACAAAAGTGGCCGTAAGAAAAAGTAAAAAAGGAGCCGCACTTAAAAAGTGGTTTAAAGAAGAGTGGGTTGATGTAAAAACAGGCAAACCTTGTGGACGTAAGTCTGCAAAAAAAGGTGAGTCTAAGCGCCCATACCCTTCTTGTAGACCTAAAGCTGTGGCTGCAAAAATGACAAAAGCTGAAAAAGCGTCGTCATCTAGGCGAAAAAAAGGCCCAGCTAGAATAAAACACGCAGTAACAGCGTCAGGACGTAGACGTAAAACTAACAAAAAAAGATCTTGACAACGTTATAAAAATATGGTATAATAGGAGTATTAGAGATAACCTCATGGCCTCATTAGATACAGAAACTCAACAATATTACGACAATTACTTCAACCTGTTCCAAACAGACGGATGGAAACAGTTAACTGAAGAACTTCAACAGAATGCTTTAGTGATTAACAGTGTAGAAGCTACTAAAGATGCAAATGATTTATATATGCGTAAAGGACAAATAAACGTCTTAGCATATATTTTAAATTTAGAATCTACTACTAATAATAATTACGAAGAGCTTCATAACAATAATGATTAAAGTATTTGACTTCCGTTGTACTAACGGACACATTTTTGAAGATTTTGTAGATAGCACTTGTACAACCACTAGGTGCGGTTGTGGTGCAAATGCTACAAAGATCGTTTCAGCAACTCCATGTATTCTTGATGGATCTACTGGTGACTTCCCCGGAAGACATATGAAGTGGGTACGAGAACACGAAGAAGCTGGGCGAAAGGGTAGGGAAGCTCGTCGTAAAGAGAGTCAATCCCAATAATAATAATCTCCATAACCTAAAAAGGCGGGGTAATTTTAGTGATGTCAAGAGCGACAATTATTGATGAGCGTCCAGAAGAGGAGCTTGAAACAACAGATCAACTCGATACTCAGAATACAATAGAGACTCCTCAAGAAGAGGAACAACCTCAAGAACCTAATGTTCCAGAAAAGTACCAAGGTAAGTCTGTAGAAGAATTAGTACAGATGCACCAAGAGCTAGAAAAATTTTCTGGCAAACAAAGTACGGAAGTAGGTGAGTTACGAAAAGTTGTTGATAGTTACATTCAGACAGAACTCTCAAACCAACCAGCACCTCAAGAACAGCAACAAGAAGACGATGAAGTAGATTTTTTTGTTGACCCACAAAACGCTGTAAACAGGGCAATTGATAACCATCCTAAAATTAAAGAAGCAGAAGCTTACACTCAACAGTACAAACAACAGGCTACTCTTGCACAGTTAAAATCTAAACATCCAGAAATGGAAACAATATTGCAAGACCCTAAGTTTGCTGATTGGATTAAAGGATCAAAGGTTAGAACTAAACTGTTTGTAGAAGCAGACCAAGGGTATGATTACGACTCTGCTGATGAACTTTTTACGCTTTGGAAAGAACGTAATCAAGTAGTTCAGCAAACGGCTCAAGCTGAGAAAGCAGCCCGTAAGAGTGCCGTAAAGTCTGCAACTACAGGCAATGCTCGTGGTACAACAGAAGGATCGCGTAGAAAAGTCTATCGTCGTGCTGACATTATTAAACTTATGAAAAACGATCCAGAGCGTTACAACGCTTTGTCAGATGAAATTCTACAAGCATACGCAGAGGGTCGAGTAAAATAGCCTTTAAAGGAGATTTATCATGGCTACAGCAACTTATCCCGGATCGGGTGGTAATACCGCCCTAACAGAAGCGGCAACTTTTGTACCAGAAATCTGGTCCGACGAAATCATTGCCTCTTACCAAAAGAACCTGAAGATGGCTCCCCTTGTCAAGCGTATCGCTATGACTGGCAAGAAGGGTGACGTTATTCATATCCCGAAGCCTACTCGTGGTGATGCCAACGCTAAGGCGGCTGATACTGCGGTAACGATTATTGCCAACACAGAGTCAGAGTTGACAGTTACGATTAACCGTCACTTTGAGTACTCACGTCTGATTGAGGACATCGTAGAGGTACAGGCTCTGTCATCTCTGCGTCAGTTCTACACTGAAGATGCTGGTTACGCTTTGGCTGTACAGGTTGACAACGATCTTCACGCGGCTGGTACTGGTTTTGGTGATGGTGGCGCTGTTGTATTTAGCCCTGCCGCTACTGACTACCAGCACACTGGTTGTTTCTTTAACGATGGTGGCACTACCACTCAGTACACTGATGACACTCTGGTAGCTGGTGACGAGTTTACGGATGCTTTTTTCCGCGACATGATCCAGAAGATGGATGACAACAATGTACCAATGGAAGGTCGTAACCTGATCATTCCGCCCGCAACGCGCAATGCGATTATGGGTATTGATCGGTATGTGTCATCTGACTTTGTATCTGGCGGCACAGTCAACAACGGCTTGATTGGTAACCTGTATGGCGTAGACGTTTACGTTTCCGCTAACTGCAGAACCATTGAGGCGGCGGCTGACAACACTGCATCAAGCGTTGACACTCGTGCAGCAATGTTCTTCCACAACGAAGCTGTTGTAATGGCAGAGCAGTTAGCTGTACGTTCTCAGACTCAGTACAAGCAAGAGTACCTGTCTACTCTGTACACTGCAGACACCCTCTACGGTGTTCAGGTGTACCGTCCTGAAGCTGGTTTTGTTCTGGCAGTACCTTCTGCCTAATAGAACTACGGGGGTCGCAATGGCCCCCTTTTCCTTTTGTCTGTTTTTCTTGGAGTAGGTTATGGCAACCACGATTAAGCTAAAGAATGGATCAGGAGCGCCTGCCGCAAGTGATTTAGTCCAAGGCGAACCCGCATTAGACCTAACCAATAATCGACTGTACTCAGAAAATGGTAGTGGCTCAGTCGTTGAGATTGGTACGAATCCTACGTCGCTGTCTATTAATGGCACGGCGATTACTGCTACAGCCGCAGAATTGAATATTCTTGACGGTGTGACGGCAACTGCCGCAGAACTCAATATCCTTGACGGCGTGACATCTACCGCCGCTGAATTGAATATTTTAGATGGTGTGACATCTACAGCGGGTGAAATAAACCTGCTAGATGGCTCTACGGCTGGGACGGTCGTTAACTCTAAAGCTGTTATTTATGGCTCGTCGGGTGAGGTCAAAGGCACCACCTTTCAGACGGCAACAAATACTTCTGGCAATTTATTGATTGGCAACGGCACTGCTTTTGCATCGACCGCTGTTGGCGATTTATCTGAAATATCTAGCGTTGCTAGTGATGATGTATTACTGGCTATAGATACGTCAGGCGGTGGCTTAAAGAAGATTACCCGTAGCACGTTGGTATCTGGCCTTGCTACCAGTACCGGCATTAGCAACATTGTCGAAGATACCACACCTCAACTGGGCGGCAGTCTTGATGTAAATGGTCAGGACATCGTAAGCGTATCCAATGGCAACATTACGATTACGCCAAATGGAAGCGGCTTGGTTAGGCTGGATGGCAATGTTGATATTCAAACTGGCGAGATTGTTTTAAAGAATGGCGGAACAGCATCAAACATTAAGTTTTATTGCGAATCGTCAAACGCTCACTACACTCAGCTTCAGTCAGCCGCACATGCTGATTACAGCGGAAACGTAACACTGACGTTACCCCCTTCTACAGACACATTGGTAGGCAGGGCAACAACGGATACGTTAACTAATAAAACTTTAACATCTCCAAAAATAAACGAGGACGTAGCAGTTACCGCAACGGCTACTGAAATCAACATTCTTGATGGCGTAACAAGCACTACAGCCGAATTGAACATACTGGACGGTGTAACGTCCACAGCGGCGGAGCTAAACATACTTGATGGTGTAACCAGCACTGCTGGTGAGCTTAATTTGGTGGATGGCTCTAGTGCAGGAACTATTGTAAACAGCAAGGCGGTTGTTTACGGGTCATCTGGCGAGGTTAACGCAACAACCTTGCAGATTGCAGGAACATCTATTACGTCTACTGCGGCTGAACTAAACATTTTAGATGGCGTAACTAGCACTACTGCAGAATTAAATATCTTGGATGGTGTTACTTCAACGGCTACAGAGCTTAATTACCTTGACATTACGACACTGGGGCTGACAGAGGCTAGCAAGGCTGTAACTGCAGATGCTAATGGTGTTGTTAGTTTTGACAATGGCACGATAGAAGAAGTAACAAGCATTACCTCTAGCTCAAATGCCGCAACGATTAATCTGCGCGATGGCAATGTGTTTGAGCA